GAGATTTCGCTTTCGCGGTCTCCTTTCGTTTCCTGCGTTTTCTACTTGGCTTTTCTTCTGGCAATTCTATTTCAGTGACATAGCACTGCCGACGACGAGTCATTCGTGACAATTGCAAAAAATGGATGTCATCAATAATCGACTGCTGGCCTACAGAATATGGTTCACCGTCAACCCGACAGGCAACATTGAATCGTACAAACTTTGCCATTTTTTTTCTCCGAATTAGGGGCGACCCGAAAGCCGCCCCGATTCATTTCGCACCTTATGCGTATTTAGCGCGACTCCTCTGGTATGACATACTCACCGCGCAACCGCTGGAATGAGTGCCTGTCAAATTAAACACTCCCCGAACATAACGCTCTCGTCCAAGATATGCGGCTGTGAACAAAGCACTGTCCTCGGCCGGCGCATCAATCTTCGCCCGAGTGCCTGTGTTAGTACCCGTCACGGTTGTTGACACATCAGCGTCAGCAGCAGCAACCCACACAGAATTATCATCGCTTGTCTGAACCTCAAGTTCGATGTAAACGGTTGAGGATAGCGTGTCTGCCGAATTACCAACATTCCAACTGATCTGACAGGCATCATGCCCGACCAGATCACAGGTCGCCCCTGTCCCGTCAGCTGTAATCACCGCTGGGATCAAGCCCAGTAATGGTGATTCGTTCCCAAAATCTTTTTTCTGTAACATTTCGTTTCTCCCGAAATTTAGGTCTACTGACCGAGTGTGAATGATTCGGCGTGACGTACTGCAATGTCACAAGAATGGAAAATCAGAATCCTGACGTTTCCCGCTGTCGCTCCGGTGAAAGGATCCACCATCAAATCATAGCCACCCCATTCGCCAACCATCAAGTCGCTGAAGTTGCCAAAAAACATTTGACCATCTGTAATCTGATTTGACTCGACGCATTGTCGACCCAGCAAAGTGCCGTTTTCGCTCAGAAGGAATTGTCCTGACCCAGCATCGACAACAGTGTCAAGCATATTGCTGTAAACCGTTGATTCTGTCGCAAAGGACAATGATCCGGTAAGGGCGTTTGCCGACGCGATGTCTCCTCGCATACCAACCACCTCCGCACGAGTCGGAGTTGATCCAGTGGCAAATGCTTGAGTGCCAATCCCAGTTGTGTTTTCGATTCCTACGGGCTGACCGCTTGTACCAGTACCGTGGAACGCTGCTCTGTCCTTCTCAAGAGCAACAACTTGTGCAAGGTCCTGTCGGATGAAATTCTCAACCGAAGAAGATACCTGAAGTCTCAGCTGACGAGAATAGTCACAGAAAACACCAATAGTTCGTGGCGTTAATGTAACCATGCCAACCGTCTGATCAGACTCGCCAATTGTGCCGCCATCAGAACCCACCCAGCCAGCAGTTGCTGCGCCAGTTTGCTTTGGGATTGCAACATCACCAACAAGACCATCAAGATAGGTCGCATTAAGCCGCGTGAGGGCCATGGCATTTCGAAGCAATGGAATCATCTGATTAGGTCTAAAATCGACTCCAATCAAAGCGCCGGCGCCTGAAAAGTCAGTGGCATTTAGATCACGTTTTTCACCGCGAACATATGCAGCACGTTTTTCGTCGTACTCTTCCTTACCTTCCCACGATCCCATAACTTCCATCGGAAGATAGACACCGCGAGGTGCAACGCCAATTCGTTTTTCAACGTCAGCAGACAACTCAAGCTCCATTGCCGCATCATCACGATCCTTGCGAGTAGCGTCACGAGCAGAAGCCTTGATCAGTTTAAGCATTGAAAATTCACGCTGCTCTTTGCTGTTCATGCCAGCTTTGTCGTTCACGCTCGGGCTAAATGCACCGATTTTTTGTGATCGCTCAATGCCTTGCTGCTGATCATGCAGATAACCGATTCTTTGTTCGATTTCCGCAAGCTCCGAAAGCTCGTCACTGGTTAAGTCTTCTTTGCCAGCCTTACCTGCAAGATCGGCAGCGCGACTCCTTTTTAAAACCTCTTCCTCACGGAAGTCAGTCAATTTTTGATTCAAGTCCATGTTTAATTCTCCTGATGGATTTTTTTGCTGCCAGCCTACGCTGGATTTAATTTTGACAGCCGTTCATAAAGCTCAATTGCCTTATTTTTTCGGCCTATTGTGACCCTTGCCTCAGTCAATTCAGACAGTGCAAGTTCCATAATTTTTCCCACTTCAATATGTAGTGTGGCGTTAGAGTTTGATAATTGATTCATAGCCCGTTCGATTAACTCAAGAACGTCAGTCTCATCGCTCGCTAGTTCTGCCGCAAACTTTGACGATTTATCAGTGAATGCATTGAGCTTTCTCAACGCAACTTCTGTATCCGGATAAGCTGGATAGGTTACTGGTGAAACATCCATTAGCCGATCAACACTCTTGATTGATCTCGTGACGACACCATTTCGATCTTCCTGCCAATCGTCCTCTCCGACATAAAATCCGAATGAACTTTGAGTAACATCGCCGCGCCTCATTGGCTCAAGGACCATGTCCCTGACCATTTGAGTATCTGGCGGATCAATCTCATATCTCAGGCCAACGTCATCAACAGACAGTTTTAACGTCCCTGATATGCTTCGACCCAAAATGATGTTGTTGTCATGATTGAAAAGCGCACGCACATCATCATTAAGCACATCATCAAAAGCGCCGCGCTCTATGATCTCGACAAACCCGCCCAAATCTTCTGACCTCGATTCAAACACCGCGCCATAGCCAACAATCTGTTTTTTTTCATCAGACTCTGCCCTTACCTCAACTTTTCGGCTTGTAAATCTTCGTTCTTCGCTTTTAATGCCCATTTTTCACCTCGTAAAATGTTTCAACGATTGCCATTTCGGTTACATCAAGATCGCCTACGCGGTTGATCATTTGGCTTAATTGTTTGTCAATGTGGCGTTTGGTGAATTCTCGCACGAAATCATCTGCGCCACAATTCAACTGTGAATCCATCATTTTAGCCAACGGCATCAAAACTCGTTCAATAAATTTAGGATACTCCGAATAAAAACTGGCGATACCTTCAACATCTTCGCCCAGCCGTCCTATTGTTTTACGTTCATTTGATGCCATTCGTTCCGCGACAGACTCAACCAAGGGTTGCTCTGGCGGTGATATTTCTTCCATAACATCACCCGCACTGGGCATTACGTCAGAATGAACCATGTTGTTAGGCACAAGGAACTCATCAAGCCCCGCCTGTGTTTCTAGTTCCTCTAACTGCCTGACCTCGTTTCTGTTCATCCAGCCATCTTGCAGAGCAGTATGATACGCGGCGAATCTTTCTGTTGTAGCTCCTCTTAACAACCCCTTGTCATTGAATTTGAAATAATACCCGAGCCGCCGTTCTTTTTCAGTTAACAGTTTTCGGTTTAACTCCGATTCCCAATTCGTAAAAATAGGGGTCATGGTGTGCTTTACAAAATGCAGGTCCATTTCCGCGGCATTCGTGAAAGTGCTTCTCTCAAGGTCCATAATAAATTGTGGCGGTACACGAAACATCCCCGCTATTTCTGTGCGGTTAAGTTTTAAAGTCTCCAGTGTCTGCGCGTCATCGGGGTTGATTGAAATTGCTTTGTAGGTCAATCCCTTCGGCAATATTGGTGTGCCGTTTGCTTGTTCTAGTCCGCCATATTGTTTTTTGAATTGCTCTACAAATGGGGCAAGCGTATTCGGTGGAACCTCTGATTCGATAATGCCTTTGGGTGAAGCGCCATTTCTGAAAAAGTTACCACCAAACTGATGAATAGCAAGGCCAAGACCGATAGCTTCTTTTGCCTTTTGAATGGGGGAATAACCTTGTATGCCATCCCACCCAAGCCCAGCGAAATGAAGCATGTCAGGCGCTGGGATTCTTATCGTTGACCCTGAATCTCCCGTTGATTCATAAATGATTGACCCGTCAGCCGCTAAAGTTCTCGGAGTAGTGCTGTCAGGATAAAGTATCTCGATGGAAACGGGTCTGCCATTGTCTCGAATAATTGCAGAATAACTATTACCCCAGCCATTCCGATGACCTTCCATCGTTTCACGCCAATCATAAGATGAATACTTTTGGTTGGGCGAAATCTTCATCAGATTATAAAGAGGGTGATTCTTCGCCTTCTGCGGTCCTTTGTTGCCATCTTTCATTAGCTCAAGTGGAACGTGTGCTAATGTTTGAGAAAGAACATTGATACAGGCGTACACGTAAGTTAGTGCCAGTGCGCTTGTTTCATTTACATTCACGCCGGAGGAATTATCACCACCGCTGTTATCGAGCAACCAACGAGCAAACGCGGAGGCATTGCCTATCGTTTGTTCAATCCCGCGGTGTTCGAGGAATCTTGAAAACATTATTCACCTCTGCGTATAAAAGTAGTCCCGCAAGAAAAAACCCTGCTGGCGGTTGCCAGAGCCAAGCACCATAGCTCATTAAAAATATCCCCGATACTTCCGTCAGCATAAGCAGCGTAATTTTAATATTAACGATCAAAGCAAATGGCTCGAATCATACCCATTGGGCAGCGCAAAGAACTCAGAAGGTATTGTCGGTGGCGCGGTTGGGTCGAGAGGGTCTGGCCGTGGTGACTGATCATAAATCGAGTCATACAACGCTCTCATCACTGGATCGGGAGGTACATCCTGCGTAATCCGGTTGCCGTCTTCATCAGTCCCTTGTTCAACATAACCAAAGACGACCTCGGGCGTAGTAATCGTGATGTAGGATAGTTCAGCAATCTCATCCAGCCCATCAAGGCTCGATATGATAATCATTGATTCGCTGCCATCAGCGTTAATGCAGACATAATTACCGCTTCTACCGCCTATCATGCCTCGTAGGAGCGAGTCCTCGTCCACTAATCCGGTAGCTATCAAAGCGTTTAGGTCGGTGCAGATGCTGATGCAGAAGATCATAAGTCACCTACCTCCGCAGCCGTTAACTCGCTGTTGAATATCTTGACCTCGCGGATGGTGCCGTCCCATTGGGATGCGCTAGAAAGCATCCCGATCTCCAAATTACCTGACCCCATCGTGCCGTCATAAGCAGCGGGGGTTAGGTCTGGTGATCCGTTGAGATACGCGGTTAAGGCACTACCCCAAGCAGCAGCCACAGACTGTGGTGCGTTGTCATACGAAGTTCCTGTCGGCGAAAAGCTGGTATTTGTTCCGTCGCCCGTCCAAATAATATTAGAAGATGAGCTTACATTGCGGAGCAAGGGGGCAGAGCCTCTTGTTAAAACGTGTACAGCAGATGCCCCGACTGTCGCCCAAATACTAGAAGCCTCAGCATACGCCGCCCCTGCAGCATCAGTGATTATGTCACCCGCTGTCAGAACGTCAGCATTCCTCGTGACTGCTGTCGCGGCAGTTGCTATGTAGGATGTCGGGTATGAGGATGCTTCTACTTGTGCTCCCCATACTAGGATGGATGCCCCGCTGGTTACAGCGACACTACCATCTGCGTCGGCAACATAGATTCCGAAATATCCAGAGGTATCAGTTAATGATGTCCCTGCGAGCGTACACCTATACCACCCGTTACCCACACTTTTTATTGTTCCAGTAATGCTTGTAAATCCGAGGCCGGTGGTTGACCCGACCGTCCCTGCCTCCAAATCAAAATAGACAAGAGTTGAAACAGAACTGTCGCCAATAAATAACGCAGCATCCTTCTCAACGAGTTGCTTCAGATAAACAGAATAACTGTACGTAGTGGTTGTGCCTATCGTTGCGGCTTGCTGAGACAGCGAACCAGACGCTCCCGTGGTGTTGCTTGTCAAAGAGTTTGCTGTGTTTGTTCCATCTGGAGCAGTGCCAACATTCTGAGCATTCGCCGCCCTGAATGTGCCCCAAGTGGTTGACAGGTCATTGGACTGAAGCAGGATATTAGTACTAGCCTTCTCAGCCAGATAACCAAATGGCCCACTCGCGTCTGCGTTTTCATTCGACGCGCTAATCAACGCGCCTGTAACCTCTGTGACCACGTTGGTTGAGACTGTGTTGCCGTTGAGCGTGTTGAAATACTGCACACCGTCGATATTGGCGCCGTGGTATGGTGCTGATAGGGACCCTCTGCTGACGTACTCCGATGGGGCTTGGTTGGCTTGGCCCGAAATGTCTTCCAGTAACGGGTGCCAGAGGTCTATCTCGTCGCCCGATGTGGCTAACCAAGCGGCAGCAAGGGCAGACGCAGTTTTTACGGGCGGGGTTGCTAGACAAAATCTTTGCCATTCGGATGTCACCCCGCTGATAGCCTGCCTGTGTCCGCCACTTTGACCGGTGTAGAGTTGAATCGAGCCTGTTCCACTTATCCGTTTGATCCACCAGCTTTGCTGAACTGTCGCGCCGATCGGAATACCTGTCGTTGTCATGTCCCCGCACCACGCATTCGGACCTGTCGCCGTCAGTCTAAAAGCGGTAGTCCCGCCCTCAGGGTCTGTCTGACCTGCCGTAATTGTGGCCGCAGATTTAGTCCACGCCCCGTTTGTCAAATCTTCAGGATAGCTAAACTCATTCTCAACCCGCCTCGCGCCAACAAACCGTGGCTCACTGCTATCAGCCGTTCTGACCAGCCCTTCAAAGTCCTCAAATGTCGCCGCAGTGGCTCTCGTAAACGTGGGGTCAGTGCCAGTGGTGGCTTCTAGTGTGTATTGACCTTGCCAGTAAAATAAAGGCGAAGGAGGCCTACCGTTTCGCGGGTCTGTAAGCGGTGTTGACGCAGGAGAATATGCAACAAGTTTTGTGACTTGCTCGACAACCCGCATTAGTCTTTCCCTTGCCCATTTATCCAGCAGTTAACGCTGGACGTTCCTACTCCTGTGAGCGTTGCCCAAATTCGATTTCCTGAGGGAACTTGAACAGCAACCATTCCGTCAGCTGTCAAGGTCAAATCAGTTAGCAGAACCCCATTTGTTCCGTCGACGGACAGGTACACAGACAGCGTTGCCCCATCCCATGTTCCCCATCCTTGAACGGTTAGTTCTCGACCAGTGGCTGTGATTATATTGCTGGCGGTCGTGTCGTTTGTTGTCTGTGCTGTGAATAACTTTTCCAATTGAGCGTCCTCAAATTGTTAGAATTGTCGGGCTGTAAACAGTCTCTTCTGTCTGCATACATCTGCCGAGGGCCATAATTGCGGCGATCATGCCGTCTATTTTCTTTTTTTGATCTTCCTTGCGCGGCTTACAATTGCCGTTTGTGTCGCGCTTGGCGTGGAGATTCGTAAGCATCCAGTTCATGACTGGATTGTTATTGTGGTGGAGTCTACCACTTATTATAGCAGCTTCAAATTCACACATGGGCATTGTATATTGCCCGATCGTCTGAGGAAACTTGGTTATCTCAGCGCCATGATCGGCAAGCTCCTGTTCAAACC